TGGCCGCCTTGTAAAATTTATCCACATCTGTTAATATTATATGTATGCCGCGGGGTGGAGCAGCCTGGTTAGCTCGGATGGCTCATAACCATCAGGTCGTTGGTTCAAATCCAACCCCCGCAACCAAATTTGCACGTCACCTTTGAGACAATCTCAGAGATCAGAAACCCCCTTATTTTAAGGGGTTTTCTGTTGTCTGGAGCTGAAAATCAACCATTTAACTAAGAAATAACAGAGCTGAAATCGTCTTTGAGCAGGTTTTTGAAAGGGAGCAAAAAAACACGATGCACCACTGTATTTCTTTTTGCACCAACTTGCACCAGCTACTTTGAATATGCACCAATAACACCTTGAGCGTATATTGTGCGCATGCAAGAATCGGGATAAGATAGATGAGTAGGCAAAACTTAATTATTGCTTCATAAGTAAGGTAACGATGTCCAAAGAAAGAAAAATCATATTATTGAACCCGATACCAAAGATGCCACCACTATATAAGCGAGTGGCCATCTATTGCCGTGTTAGTACTAACCACACAGCACAAGAAGAAAGCCTAAAAGCTCAAATCGACAGATATCAGAAAATGGTGGAAGCCCGATTTGACTGGAAATTAGTAAAAACCTATTCAGATACAGCCTCCGGCAGAAACACTACGGGACGCACTGAGTTTATGAACTTAATGAATGACTGCAAAGCTGGGAAGATTGATTTAATTATTACAAAATCGATTAGTCGGTTCGGGCGCAACACCGTAGATATTCTGAGCAATATCCGCGAGTTGAGGAAATATGACGTAGATGTGTTTTTTGAGGCCGAAAACATGTATGCCTCGGACGGCAGTTCAGAGCTTATGTTATCTATTATTAGCGCAGTAGCTCAGGAAGACAGCGCATCAAAAAGTCAAAATATAAGAATAGGCATTGAATATAAATTAACAAATGGAACATCACATCTTTACTCGCGCCCTTGTTATGGTTATAAAAAGGGCGAGAACGGTAATCTAACCATAGATGAAAAGCAAGCTAAAAACGTAAGATGGATTTTCGATCTCTATTTGCAGGGTCATAGCGTACTTTCAATCATCCGGGAACTGAAAAAACGTAGGGTAAAGTCACCGAGCGGTAATGTCGTCTGGTCAAAACGCGCAATTGAGACATTACTAGCCAATGAAAAATATGCCGGCGATGTCATTGTTGGCAAAACCTTCAGGCATGAATTTCCCAGTAGTACGCGTGGTACTAATCACGGTGAGCGCAAAAAGTTTGAAATGACGAATTCTCACCAACCGATTATCCAGCGTGAAGTTTTTGATAAAGTGCAACAAGAACGTAAGATGAGAAGTAATATAGGGATAGATGCCGGGAAGGCTGTACGTAAGAATACGCGGTATAGTATGAAAAGTCTGGTAGTGGAGAAGGTTGCTTAGAATGTTCCTGACCAGGTTCAGATTGCATCGTGCATTTCAAACATTGGCATTTACGTTATGTTTCTGTACACTATAGTTATTGCAGTGACTGGTAAGTAGACATTTACTGCTGCGGCATACGTGAACTCGTATGCAGGTCACGGCGCCAAGAAATGACACTTCGGTGTTATTTTTGTTTTGTATTCATCAGAGACCCGCGGGAATATAAAAATAACGAAAGTAACGAAAAAGACGCGTTTGATTCAGTACAGTATCTTGCGCGTCTTTTATGTTTCTATTATATATCATAATTACAATATTTCAAGTATCTTTTGGGTTTTTACAATAACGATTAACTTCTTGATGTTATGAGGGCCGGATCGTAGATAATGATTGATCCTTGCTAAAGCTTTAGTTTGGTGTAATTTCATACGACTGAAATCCAAAATGATATTAGTAGACTGTCTTCTGGCATTGCGTAGGTTATTATCAATGGTTTTCTTACCGTTACCGAGAGGACTTTTTATTTCCCATTTTACCCCATGAATGTCTAGGTCAGGAGTCGAGTAAGTATTTTGTCGTAGAAACACGACGTCAGATTTAAAATACCCGTTAGCCACAATTAAAGCTGCTCTCATTTCGTGATCTTTTGGGCGATCAATAATATCCGTTTCAACAATAACTTTGTATTTCACTGAGACTAATTATACTCTAAAACGAGGTATCTTTAAAAGAAAAGAGCTCCTTAGGCCATTAACCGTTCGGAACTATTTTTCAGTTTTTAGTCTCTGAAGAAAAAATCTTGCAATTACCTTTAATAGGTAAGACGGTATAACAATCATTCCTATGAAGTTGTATGGCGGCGATGAATGAGAGCGAAATTGCTCTCGCATTGCAGGGGATTATTTAATTAGTTATTTTTAGGTCTAAATGGAAATATGCTATATTGATTATATGGACATAGCAAAACTCAAAAACCCAAAAGAACTTACGTCACAAGAAAAAGCTAAGATTGTTAAGGCTGTCAAAAAGACCGTCTCTCAATATAAAGTAACTCTAGAATTACTTGCTAAAACATGACGATAAAGCCTCTTTATATTAAGGAGGCTGAGCTCGTCGCATATCAACTTGCCGTCGAGCTAATGAATTCCGATGATGAACCGATGCCAGCTTTTAATACTAGATCTCCGGGTAAGCTTGAAAGTTGCCTAGCTCAACCATTTCAAACAGCAGGCGGTAAGTATCTTTATTATAGTTTTGTTTCACGGGCAGTGTTGTTATTTTATCTAATTACCAAAAACCATTGTTTTTATAATGGCAATAAAAGAATGGCAGTAACTTTAACTCTTACTTTTTGTTATAAAAATAAGCGGTGGATTAACATTCCTCCAAGAAAACTGTATGAAATTGCAAATCTAGTTGCAAAAAGTGATCCTAAAAATCAATATGAGACTATAGAAAGATTGAAGGATATATTTAAAAAGACAATGATACGCTTGAAGTAACGCTCGGTATAAATCGCGTATCCTACACCCGCTTATTTAGATATGAAACATATTAGAGGTTAGAATCAAAAATAAGCTAAACTTAATCTCAAACCAATTGCTGAAGTATATCTGTTATATTAGCCTCATATTTTGTTTGGCCAGTGTATTTTTTAAACGGTGCAGGTTATCCGAGAACTTTCTGGACTTAGTTAGAATATCCTCGTTCTTATCGCTGATAACTTTGATCTTAGCACCGTAATATTTGATGTCGATTTCCGTGTCGGGTATGATATGGGCGATTAAGCCCCGAATATCCAGGTTATACAGTTCTTGTTTATCTTGAATCAGACCTTCTTTTTTAAGCACGTCTGAGGCTTTATAGAGGAAGTTCTGACCATCAATATAAACAACTGTTTTCATTGTTTATATTTTACCATAAGAAACAAAGAACCTCGACGGGAATAATCCAAGTCGAGGCGCTGTAACTACATGATAGCACGATTTTATATTTTAAACAACATGCCTGGTGCAAGGTTGGTGTAAGAAATTATACGATTGACTGGTATTTTTGAAAATATATTTTTACTCGGAAGAACAACAAAAACCCCGATTTTAAAGGAGTTTTTGGTTGTCAGCCCTTGGTTACAACCAGACACTTTTTTAGTATCTTTTCGACATTTTTATAACTAAACCCCTCAGCTTCCATGCTGCGGGCGATACTGGCGATCAAAAGTTTTTTCTTTTCAGCTTTACTCATGTCTCTATTTTAGCAAACTTAAGCATGAAAATTTTACTCTAAGGATTTTATGGTGGCCACTTTTGTAATTGTCGGGCTAAATACGTCGCTTAGAATTTTTCATAAATTTCTGGTCTGTTACAGAATCAGCTATCGTCAGCCTATAATTTTATCGCATAGTATGAAATGAATTGTGCCCTAAAGATTAGACACCACTTGGTGCACGTACCCCACTTTGTATACAATGAGAGGGTGCGATATGATAGTTGCTCTCTCCTCAGCATGCTAGAATGAGGCCATAATAACGGGGAAATTCGCATGACAGTTAGCAAGTTGAATCAGACCCAAGGAAAAAGCCCGTGGATTTGCTCCACGGGCGTGATATAAATGTACTCGCATAAAACTATGCGCTATTTGGCATTTGCTGCCTTCACCGATATTTCCGTACCGTCTCTGAATGTGAAGGTCAGGGTTTTGTCTGAGTTTATCGTTACCAATTCGACGGTGGCATTCCAAAGATTCTCGTCAAATTCGGTGATAAGATTGTTCATCTGCCGCAATTCATCAAGAAAGCGACGGATTTTTTCTTTGCGGGCACTCTGTTCCAGTATTTCGTCTTTGATCTGATTCAACTGGGTTCCTGATTCCCTGAGTTCCTCGTCCATCTTACAGAAATGACGGCTGTACTCAGCTTGATCCAGAACTTCGCGTTTGTTCTCCTCAATATAGCTGTGCATGTGTTTTAGTATGGAATCGTGCTCGCCCTGGAATTTTTCCAGCTTTATTTCTAATTCGGAGGTGTCGGCTAAAAGCGGCAGCAGTTCCTCAAAGCTGGTAATATATCGAGCCTTATCGCCTAAAATTTGATTGACTGCCTGAATAAAAGCCGGTTTTATCTCATATTCACGTATGTGAGGTGTTTCACAGAACTTCCCATTGGTGTACTTTCTATTGCACTGCCAGAGCTGATTGCGATATTTGCTGTTGGAGTGCCAGACCTTTGAACCATAATATCCGCCGCATTCACTGCAGATAAGCTTGGCAGCAAATGGACTGTTGCTATTCAGCTGCCGCCTGTTTGGTTGCCTTTTTTTGATTTCGTTCTGTACCAGGTCAAAGGTTTCCGGGTCAATGATGGCAGGGTGTGAGTTTTCGATATAATACTGCTTCTGTTCGCCTTTGTTTTTCTTGATGGTTTTGCTGAGAAAGTCCACCGTATATGTCTTTTGCAGCAGTGCATCGCCTTTGTATTTTTCGTTGCTCAAAATGCTTGCAATAGTACTGACGCTCCACTGTTTTTTACCACCGGGGGTTGGAATGCCCTGAGCGGTAAGATACTGCGTAATGTTACGGTAGGTTTTGCCTTCAAGAAAAAAACTATAGATCCGCCTGACAATTTTAGCTTCTTCCTCAATAACTTTCGGGAGATCATCTTTGCCTTTCTCGTAGCCTAAGAAGTGTTTGTAGGGGAGTGAGATTTTACCATCTTCCATGCTTTTCTTTTTACCCCATGTGACATTTTCACTGATGGAGCGGCTTTCCTCCTGGGCGAGCGAGCTCATAATCGTAATGAGTACTTCGCCCTTGGCGTCCAGCGTATAAATGTTCTCTTTCTCGAAGTAAATCTCGACGCCTTTTTCCTTCAACTTGCGGACAGTAACAAGGCTGTCCACGGTATTACGAGCAAAACGACTTATTGATTTGGTGAGAATCAGATCAATTTTGCCATCCAGCGCATCGGCGATCATACGGTTAAAACCGTCACGTTTTTTCATATTCGTACCGCTGATGCCTTCATCGGTGTAGACTGAGACAAATTCCCACTCAGGGTTGCTATTAATATGCCGTGTGTAAAAATCCACCTGTGCTTCATAGCTGGAAAGCTGTTCGTCCGAATCGGTGGACACGCGGGCATAGGCTGCTACGCGCTTTTTGCGGTATTCGGAGCCGTTTGACATGAAGGGCAGATTGACGTGCGATTGAATGACATTTATTCTTCTGCTTGTATTCTGCATAGTTATTGCTTGTGCCTCCTTTCGTCGATTGCTAACTGGCGTTCTCGTGCGGCTTGGCGCTTGGTTTCATCCCAGCTTTTGCGGCGGGACGGGTTTTCCCATGTCACCTCGACACTGCGGCCATCCTTGAAGATATACTCAATTCGGTTGTGCCCCGGTATCCGTATTATGGAAATGCTCTTTTTCAGTAACTCCATGCCTAGCTCGGTTGTACCAAGAACTTCCGTCGTTTTCTCAAGTAAAATGCTTTCGGGAATCTGCTGCGACGGGCAGTGGTTTTTGCCTTGGCTATTAAAGGTGGTGCATATCCAAACCGCCTTGGCATATTTGGTTCCGGCATTTGTCTGTTTTCTGCGGTAGTGTTTGCCACACTGTCCGCAATAGATTAAGCTGGTAAATATGTACTGCTTGTTCGGTTGGTTTTCATTGTGGTATTTTGCCGCCCGACAATAAATCTCGCGCTGAACCCGTGCAAAAGTTTCCTTGTCGATTATGGCGTCATGGCTGTCAATCACCTGATACATGGGTAATTCGCCACGGTTAATCAGCTTTTTTCTGCTGAGATGATCTGGGCTGAAGGTTTTTTGCAGCAGCATGTCGCCTGAATATTTTTCATTTCGTAGAATTTTTTGAAGCGCGCTTTCATGCCACACTGCGCCGCTTTTTGTGGATAGGCCAGCGTCGTTCAGCTTTTTCATGATGGCGTTTACCCCCATGTCGGAAAGGTAGTCAGAAAATATAGTTTTCACGATTTCAGCTTCCTCCGGTACAATGTACAGCTTGCCGTCAAAGAGTCGGTAGCCGAGCATATTGCAGGTGTTTGGACGCCCTTGTGCGAACATTTTACGAATTCGCCACTTTTGGTTTTCGCTGACCGAGCGGCTCTCTTCCTGCGCATAGGAAGCCAGGATTGTGAGCATGAACTCACCATCGGTGCTGAGCGAATTGATGTTTTCTTTTTCAAAGTAGACGTCAATCCCTAACAGCTTTAATTCCCGGACAGTTTGAAGAAGCGTCGCTGTATTGCGAGCGAAACGGGTTATGGACTTGGTGATGACCATATCGATTTTTTTGCTGCGGCAATCTTCAAGCATCCGCTGAAATTCAGGGCGTGTATCTTTTGTGCCGCTGATGCCCTCATCGGCATAGATACCGGAAAATTCCCAATCGCCGCGTTTGCCGATGTATCTGTTGTAATAACTGATCTGTGCGGAAAGGGAGTGTAGCATGGCGTCTTTGCCGGAAGATACGCGGACATAGGCTGCCACGCGCTTGCGTTGTACCGACTGCAGGGCTGTCCGTTGAATTGTCGTTATTTTTCGCATAGTAAGTCACCTCGCATGTAATTACCTCCACATATTTATAGTCAGAACATCTATCACTCTTTCTTCTGGATGAAGCAAGGGGATTCTGTTTTATCAGAACCCCCCTTTCCAAAAGTCTACAGTTTACTGATGTGGTCGACTCCGTAGACGACGCCTAGGCTGGAACCGCAGTCCCAATCTACGAAAATCGTGCCAGTAGAATCGACGAAGCAAACGGTTCCCCGTTCACAGGGTTGTAGTTTGGTGTATGGGTCATCCATTGAGACGAGCTCCACACGGCAACCGGAGGGATACGTTGCGCGTATCTGCTCCACGGTTGCTTTGGTCGGGAAGTTGTTGATGTTTTTCATAACGAACTACCTCTCTCATCATTTGGGGTTTGTGTGTTAATTAGATTTTCTGCCGATACTTTCGCTTCACTGTTTTCAGCAATAACAGTCATATTTGGACGCTGTCCATTTTTAAAGCTGCCATTACCAGTGAGATTTTTCAGCAGGATTGTGCGCGCCGTTTTGTATTCCGGCCCGACGAAGCCCAAGCGGATTAAGAACAACCGCATAGTGAACTTGTCGTTTTCCAACTCTTTTTCTTTGGCCGTGATACGCTTTTGGGTTTTCGCCATCTGGCAGAGGGCGACGACGAAGCGGGTGTAAGCGTCGGATTCGCCAACAATGCCATTTAAGGTAAACCAAGGAAAACTTAGAGTGTCATCGTTGATGTCTATAGGCAAGCAATCTGAGCCAAGAGCTTTTTTGATAAGGGTCTCCTTGCTGGCAATGATTTTCTTAAGGTTTTCGATTGCTTCCTCAGTAAAATCTGCCTTCGGTATTTGGATATTCAGCTTGTCTGCGTTGTCCGAATTTTCTCTGTCGATAGCCTCCGGCATGTATCCGCGCTCTTTCAGCGCGGTAAGCAGACTTCTGACCTCCTCGCGGCTATGATCGTCTGGGTAGGACAGGGTTCCGTCCTTATCGACGAGATAGTTGCTCACCGCATAGGCGAAGGTGGGCGCACCCTTGTAGCTGATCTCCTGTCCTAAAATTTCGCTGATGATCCCGACAAGCGTCTTGCGCTCGGAACCTGTTACATTAAACCTTACATTCATTGTAATCGCTCCTTTATCATTATTTGGCTTCCCATCTATCACTCAAAGACCTCAAGAAAGCAAGTCTGCTTCCGGAGTTAATTTGAATTGAGTGAAACAATTTGCGTTTCGACCAGAGTGCTTATATGTTTTCATTCTTCTCGGCTACTGTCATTGAATCGAGGGCAGCTTTATGCAAGATGCCGATATCGAAGCCCGCACTTATATAGCCCTCACGGATGGTGCTGAAGTAGTAGGGGCTAGGCAGTCCATAAGGTCTGATCTCATTCATGATGTAAATCATGGCCTCCACGGTTTTTCCGTTCAGTCTGATACGCAAAGTCTCCTTGCGGTACAGGTGTGGCCAGCCCTCATAACGGTCAAGCGCAACTTCGTCCTGTGACTGAAGTTGCCATACCAAGATAGGCACGCAGCTACCATGAAAACGTTCCACGGTTGCCACAGCGCCTGTCAATCCGCCTCGAAAGAGCAATCGCCAATCCTTCATAACTGAAGCTCCGACAACTTGTGCTGTGGGGCAGCGCTGGGACATTTGTTCTAAATTAAGGTTGGAGCCATAGGCTATATACAGCCTTCTTTTAGTTTTACTCATTTTTATAGCCTCCTTTAAGTGTTCTCTGAACGGCTTGCCGTCCGGTACCGCCATGCCGCATTGCCGTCAAGGTGTTGATACAGATGTTCACGGCAGTTTTTAAACTCGTCGCCGATAAAGCCGATCCGGTTAAGGAATACGCGCATTGCGAATTTTTCGTTTTCCGACTGTACTTTCCGACTGCTGGCACTCTTTTGTGTTAGTGCCTGATGGTTGAGTGCTAGAGCCAGAATGATATAGGCTCGGATTTTTCCGGCATGCAGCTCCGAATTGAAGCCGCGAAGCTCAACAGTATGATTGCCGGTAAAAAAGCTGTGGAGATTGAGAAAGTGGTAACGGCTGTCGTGATAATGCTGGAACCGGCTTTCGCTATAGCCTTCATACCAGATGGACTCGATCTGTGAAAAGCTACTAGGCTTTACCCGATTCAGCTTTTCGACTAAATATGCGTCCATCTTCTTGCAGTAGCGCATCCGTTCTGGTGCAATTTGTAATGCCTTGTAGAACAGGTCGTTTTTACTTGCGATGATGTTCACAAAGTTGCGAATGCTCCTCGGCGTGTGATTCGAGCCGTCGAGGTGGATATGGATTCCGCAGGATTTGTTGGCAAAACCGCCCACCCCGCGAAGTCGCCGAACAAGTTCCTGTACTGTTTTGATATCCTCGTGATAGCTCAGGATGGGGCTGACCAGCTCTACGCTGTAGTCGTTCCCAGCAGGTATAATTTGCCGGTTTTCTTTGCATTGGCAGACAATACTGCCGTCACTCATGAATTTCCAGATCCGTCCGTCAGGCGTGGCAATACGGTGTGTGCCGTAATAATCGTCTGTCGTGCTGATGCCGCCGCCAAGATACCCTGTAGTAATCTCTGCTGCATGGTTTCTCGTAATACCTGTAAACTCGATCTCAATACCAAATTTGCTTGAAAACAACTTAATACGCCTCCTTCGAAGTGGCGCGCGACACGCACAGCATCGGCTCCGAAGGAGATTGCCGCGATGCTCGATAATTGTGCGCATCGCGACCCTATGTGTTTTGCTGAATCAAAACGAATTACTTAAAGTGTTATGTTCCTCCTTTCCTTTTTTAATGTGTTTGTCTCATGGGGCAGTCTTTTTTGACTGACTTTTGGAACAAATCACTTGTTGCGGGGTGAATTGCCGGGGGCAGTTTCCTGTAGCGAGCTGATAACCGGGCGATGCTTTTTAATGAGCACCGCTTTGAGTTTGTCAAACTCATTTGGGGTTATCAGGCGGCGGCGGAGCATCGATGTGGCAATCGATACTGCCGCGCCGTATTCTAACTCACGCTGAAATTGCTGCTTGTTCATGGCAATTCCTCCCCGTGGCGGCTGCGAATGTAGCATTCGCGACCGCAGAATTTACGTTTTCTATTATTACTGTCAAACTCATTACCGCAGTGGAAGCAGGTTAGCTTGTATGCGCCTTTAACCCTTGTCCATACGCGGTTTTTATTCCACCACCCGTAGCGACACTTATCGCTGCAGAAAGTTTTCTTTTTTGATCCCGGATGATGTTTTAAAGGTGTGCCGCAGTTTTTACATAGATTCCCATTATTATTGTCAAGATCACTTTGGACATCAATGTTTTCGCGGCGGCAGAAAGACTTGATTGTGTTCGCGGAAAGTCTGTGTGCTGCGGCAATAGCACTGTAAGACATGCCTCGCCGACGCATATCCCGGATAGTTTTCTTTTGCTTATCCGTCATAGGCTGACCTCCTTTTTTTGCGTAGGTGGCCACGACAGGGGCCGTGTGTGCTTTTATTATGCAGATCGGGTAGACGGCGTTATTTTCTTTCAATACTTTTTGGGGCGATTTCTGCGCCTCTGTTATTATCTGTTTTCTTATCATTAATGACCTCCTTCAGGGTCGCCCGCGCCCTTTTTAACCAAAGGCTCCAGCTCATCGGGTGTAATAACAACAAAGATGTTTGGCAGCTTTAAAAACTCCTCCTTGATCCGCGTTTCTACGCTGCTTTTTCTAGCGGCGTCCGGTACGATCCAGACCACCATCGGGAACACCCCGTACTGTTCCTGTTCCAGGCCGCTTCGGTAATACTGATGATAGCGATGGCACTTCTCGATGACCTTAACGGGCGACTCGGTAGCAAGGTCAATCTCAAAGAACCAGCGATCCTCATACTTATCGCACAGGGTAATGGCAAACAGATCTGGTTTTAAGGATATAATCTTTCCAGCACTGTTGTAGGGACGCCAACAATACGGCTCATTCTGTGCTTCTGTTAGATGCATGCCTTTTTTGCGGCATACTTCGGTGAGTCGGACAACGCATTCAGATACCGACAGTGTGTGTGTTAAAAAGTAGGCGGAGGGTTCAAAGCTTGCTTTATGTTGGCGAGCTTTATTATCGGTCAAGCGGAGGAGATGCTCACCGGCGTCATCCAAATGCCACACAGAGGAACCTGATCCGGAATATACTCCGCCGATTCGACGGGCAAGGGTGTCGATCAGATGAAGCTCTTTGAGTTTTTTCAAGTTTCGGCTCGTAGCTCTGAGGGCTGAACTGGGGGTTGCCGCATCGATAACATGCAGTCTTTGGATTTGCGAAGTCGTGAGATAGCGGTACGCCTGAATAGATCTCAAGACGTTTTTGTCCCGATCGCTTAAGCTAGGTTCCAGCTCCTCCAGTTTTTTGAGCGATACTCTCTCAGGCATGGCCGCCCCCTTGTGAAAAACTAATGTGGTAGCAGTAGGAGTCATGCTCCTTAAATCCGAAAAGCTGGCCTATATCCGAGTGTTCGGGGATTTTCATATCCAAGTGAAAGGTCTGGCGGTTCGTCATGGTAATTTCCTCCTTCCGATAGAGGCATCGCCCCAATCGCTATGGTTAATGTTTTCTGAATT